ACCTTTTGGTGGGTGGATAGTTGTCAATAAGTCAAGTGGCGAGATAGCTATGGTTGAAGCACCTGAGTGGCAAGAAGAAGATAGAAAAGAATATATGAAAGATGCAGAGGTACGAGTAAAGAGATTACTTGACCCTAATCCTGACTTTGTAAAACCATTTAAGTCTGAGTTTGAAACGTACAAAGTAAAAGGGGAACAGATACGAACAGGCAACAAGACGCTACCTAAGATATGTAGCATGTGTGGATACAGATCACATTGTTGGTCAAAAGCACAGTTGCATCCGAAGGTAACATCAAAGGCTAAGACCGCACCTAAGATATGGTATGATGTCTTGAAGAAGAAAGAATTGTAGTGCCAGCAATCTACGTAGATAACTATGAAACTAAGCTACTTGAGTTGAATGAGAACTTGTATCATCTTTACATAGAGTCTCACAAAGGTATTGGTGGCGGTAGAGACATTACATTTCTTAGGCAACATGACAGAGGTATACCGTTAACTTTGAAAGATAACTTCTCAGAGCATGGAGCGTTAACGCCTGAGACAGAAGCTAGGGATATCGTGAAAGTGGAGAATGAATTTCAAACAATTAACTACAGTTTAAATTACGGAAAGATTTTATGTGTGCCGATATATCCCCTTCTAGACGAGCTTACTATACTAGAAAAACAATCCCCGAAGACGGCAGGGTATATCAGCAAACGCCTAGAATCATTGAACTGGAAAATCCGACAGGGGATAATATAGTGGCTAAACGTAATGCAGGATACAGATCTAATTTTGAATTGTCTCTAGCTAAAAAGCTGATACATAATAAAATAAAATTTGAGTACGAGAAGAAGAAGATAACATACGTACCTAAGATACGTACCTACACTCCTGACTTCTACATCCCTGTAACTAACATATACATCGAAGCTAAAGGTGAGTTTGATAAAGCAGACAGAGTTAAGATGGCTCTCATAAAAGAGCAACACAAAGACTTAGACATCCGTATGGTGTTTATGAATGCACGGAACAAGATCTACAAAGGAAGTAAAACCACTTACGCTGATTGGTGTCTTAAGCACAATTATAGGTGGGCAGAAAAAACAATACCTATGGAGTGGCTCAAGAATGAAAAAAGATGACATGAACACACTTATGTCTTTGGAGAAAGACAAGTACTACATAATCATATCTGAGATGCCTGATGATCAGTTTCACTTGGTAGCCTACGATACGACAGGCAAGAAGTACAAGACATTTGATGATCACTCTGTTGCATCAATCATGCACGAGGGTGTCATGGCTTTGCTACGTAGACGAGGTGATGAAGTGTTTCGTTGTGGGGAATCTGAGATAGAGTTTAACTTTGCGGCCAAAGAACTCAAAGTAGAATATCAACAAGATACAGGAGAAATGCTTGACATTCCTGAGAATGTAATTAAAGTGGATTTTGGTAACGATCAGTAATGAGACATTTGGAATATATGAAGATGAGACTTAAGGAAGTAGAGGAACAAACAGATATGGTCAATAGCCCTGCACACTATAATAAGGCAGGCATTGAAACCATAGACATAATTCAATCTGTCACAGGAGATGGATTTGAAACATATCTTCAAGGCAACATTTTGAAGTACATATGCAGATACAAGTACAAGAATGGAGTAGAAGATTTAGAAAAAGCACGGTGGTATCTAAACCGTTTAATTGAAACAAAAGTAGGAGAAGAATATAATGGCGTCTAATATGTTACCAACTTCATATCAGGAGTTTATACACAAGTCTAGGTATGCTAGGTGGATGGATGATGAAGGTAGAAGAGAGAACTGGTTAGAGACAGTTTCAAGATATGTAAACTTTATGGAAGACACTCTCTTAGAAAAGCACAACTACAAGATGGACAGAGTTGATAAAGAGATAATACACGAGTACATTAGTGACTTGAGAGTTATGCCATCGATGAGAGCTATGATGACTGCAGGAGATGCACTCAAGAGAGATAACACTTGCGGGTATAATTGTAGCTACCTACCAGTAGATAGTCCACGTAGTTTTGATGAAGCTATGTACATTCTTATGTGTGGTACAGGTGTAGGTTTCTCTGTAGAACGAGAGAACGTAGATAAGCTACCTGTAATCAGTGAGAATATGCAAGAGTCTGAAGTTGTTATTGTTGTGGAAGATAGTAAAGCAGGGTGGGCGAAAGCATATCGTGAGCTTGTGGCTTTACTTTATTCAGGAATGATACCTTCTTGGGATGTATCAAAGGTACGACCTGCGGGTGCAAGGTTGAAAATTATGGGTGGCAGGGCATCAGGTGCTGATCCGTTGGTTAACTTATTTAAGTTCACTATTGAGAAATTCAAGGGTGCTACAGGTAGAAAGTTATTTCCTGTTGAGTGCCACGATATCATGTGCAAGGTAGGTGAGGTTGTAGTTGTAGGTGGTGTAAGACGATCTGCTTTGATTAGCTTATCTAACCTAAATGATGATCAAATGGCTCACGCTAAATCAGGTGAGTGGTGGAACAACAATGGTCAAAGAGCATTAGCAAATAACTCTGTAGCCTACAAAGGTAAGCCTGCTATGGAAACTTACATGAGAGAATGGTTATCTCTGTACGAGTCTAAGTCAGGTGAGCGTGGCATGTTCAATCGTAAGGCTGCCGACGATCAGGTAGCTAAGAGTGGTAGAAGACAGACAGGTCACATGTGGGGTACGAACCCATGTAGTGAGATCATACTCCGACCTTATCAATTCTGTAACTTATCTGAAGTGGTCGTACGTGAAAACGATGATTTACTGAGCCTTCAATCTAAGGTACGTGTTGCTACAATGCTAGGTACATTTCAGTCTACTCTTACAGATCTGAAGTATCTACGTAAGATATGGAAAACAAATACTGAAGAAGAACGCTTGCTTGGTGTTTCATTAACTGGTATCATGGATCATTATGTACTGTCTAAGACAACTGATTCAAAGATTTGGTTACAAGAGATGAAACAAGTGGCAATAAAGACTAACAAAGAATATGCAGATGCTATTGGTATACCGAGAAGTACGGCTATTACTTGTGTAAAGCCAAGTGGTACTGTGTCTCAGTTAACTGACTCTGCATCAGGTATTCATGCTAGACATAATGATTTTTACATCAGAACAGTACGTGGGGATAACAAAGATCCCTTAACACAATTTATGAAAGAAGAAGGTATCCCTGCAGAGCCTGACGTTATGAAGCCTGATAGTGTTACCGTGTTTTCTTTTCCAATGAAATCTCCTAGTGGTGCTATCACTAGAACTGAGATGAGTGCAATAGAACAACTAGAACTTTGGAAAGTCTATGCACTTAACTGGTGCGAACACAAACCGTCTGTGACTATTACTGTAAAGGAAGAGGAATGGATGGAAGTTGGTGCGTGGTTGTACGATAACTTTGATATAGCGTCAGGTGTATCGTTTCTTCCATTTGCCGATCATACGTACCAACAAGCTCCTTATCAAGACATAGAAGCTGATGACTATCTAGAGTGGCAAAGCCGTGTGCCTGCTTCTTTGGATTGGACTAAGTTTTCTAAGTATGAAAAGGAAGATAACACGAGCGGTACTCGTGAATTGGCTTGCACTGCAGATGCCTGTGAAGTTGTAGACTTAGGTGCAAACTAATGATTGAAGTACCAATCAGCGAGGATTACATGCGTCATGCGAGGGAAAAAGCTTCTACTGTGGGCATATTGCAGGGAAGTATTACAGGTGGCACTAGCAATGTTGTGGGTGCGATAGGCGAGGTAATCGTAGCTGATATCATTGGGGCAACTGAAGCAAATACATATAACTATGATTTAGTGAAAGATGGGAATCGTATTGACGTTAAGACTAAACGTTGTAACACTAAGCCACAGTCTAACTATGATTGCTCGGTTGCATCTCATGGTACAAAACAAGACTGTGATAGTTATGTGTTTGTGAGAATACTGACCGATCTCAGTAAAGCTTGGATACTAGGTAGCATTAGTAAACAAGAGTACTACGCTAAAGCTACTCGATATAAGAAAGGTCAAGTAGATCCAAGCAACGGCTTTACGTTTAAAGCTGATTGTTATAACTTACCTATAAGTGAATTAGAGCCGATCAATGAAATCAAAGGTGAAAGCGAAACTGTTCTCGTTAGAAGCGTTTCTTAATAAGGATGGAAATGTTGAGATACTCTACGATGCAGTAGATCCAAATGAATTTGAGAAGACCATGAACTTAGGTCTTCCCATGTATGAAGGTACAAATAAAGTAACTCAGTTGATAAAGTATCTGAAGTCTATGGCACAAGAGATCATGGATAAATCGGGTAGGTACGTGTGATAGAATGGTGGCAAATTTGGCTACTGGTAGCTATCACTATCAACACCACTATCAATACAATTGTTTTCTTCAGAGGTCGTAAGATAATGAGAAAGAGGGATAAACCTACTTCTTCTTCCTCATCATAGCAAAGTCCTTGCCTGATATTTTACCATCTTTGTTTTTGTCTAGCTTGGCTTGACCGCCGTACATCATGCCCATGTCAAACTTCTTTTCGTCAGTCATCATGTTCCCTTTGGGGTTCATCATACCTGATTGATTCATGCTAGACTTTCTGTTTTGTTCAGCTAGTCCACCCATTTGCATGTTTTTCTTTTTTGTAGCCATGCCACCATACATCATAGGCTTTCTCATGGTAGCACCACCACCGTACATCATGCCTTTACGTGGTCCGTTGTAGTAAGTCTTCATTAGTCTCTCTCCTTAGTTAATTTGTGAAAATGATTCAGGACTTCCGGGTCTTACTCCTCCTGTCCTTTCAAAAGCCTTTTCTCTCGCACTCTCAAAAGATGGTTGCATCCTTTGGAGTGGAGTTTGATAAGGTCCAGCCAATTCTTGTGCCGTCTTTTTTCTTACTCCTATTATTTGTCCCGAAGAACCTAGTATAGCTTGTTCATCGTCTTCAACTTTGATGAGGTTACCATACATGTCCTCTACTAAGTTCTTTCTTTCTTTAAGAGCTTCTGCATCAGGACCAAATAATTCTACTTCTTGTTCTACCGCTGGTCGTCGCACCTGATCTGGTTGACTTGAATCTGCAAAGTCAGCACTTTGTCTAGCAATTGCCGATATCATAAGCTGATCAAATTTAGTGGCTAAGTCTCCAGTTAAAGGTTTACCTGTTCTTATTGCACTAACAACTAGATCAGCTATTTCTGGATTGTTTATCATAGCTTTGAAAGAGTTAAACCTTCTTACTCTACCTGTTTGTATTATAGCTTCAGTGGCTAAGTATTTAAGACTTACAACTCCTCTTGCTACAGAATATATTCTACTTATATAGGATTCTACAGATAAACCTCTAGGTATTCCAGATAAGGATAATTGTCCTGCATTACTCGGTGTTCTTCCTGCTAATAACTCTGCAATGAATTCCATATTTTCAAAAAATTTATCAGATCCTTCTTTATCTAACTTAGTTCGTGTACCTCTTTTTAATATTTCTCTTACCGCAATATTCATAGGTGTATCTTTAGCTCCACCTAAAGCATTTATGAGAGTATTGGCATCTAATTTCTGAGGTAATCTTTCGGTAAAAGAAGAGTTTACCATGTCAACACCTACTGATGTTGTTCCTAATATATTCTGAGTAGATTTATTTGCAACTTCTTCCATGAGCTTGTTTGCTATAAATCTATCGTAAACAATCATTTCATCATCAATTTCTGTTTGATTTTTACCTGCTTTTATTAAGCTATCTTCATACCCATCTCTAAGTTTGTCTAGATTTCTTACACCAGTTTCGCCATTTTGTACGTAGTTAAAGACATCTCCGGGGTTTAACTGATTAGCCATCTTTATTTGTAGATTTTTCTGAGCAATGTAATCTTTACCCGCTTCTGTCTTACCTGCTATTATATCAGTTTCTGCTTGTTTAATCTTCTTCTTTACTTGTTGCACAGCCTTTCTAGCATCATCACTCTTCAGAACTAGCTGTTCTATACCTATAGAATCGTATATGTTCTGTATGTCTACATCTGTAAACATATCCACCATTTCACCTGTTTGTGGATTTCTCATTTTTGCTTGTTGCATATTTGATATAATATTATGTATATCATTATCCTTATAGTCTCCTATAATTCTTTTTCCTTTTATATCATCAGGTAATAAATATTTATTTTTAAACGCAGGGTTTTTATTTAAGTCTAGTATAGTTTTACCTGCCTGCGTGTTGTTTAACAATTGAAACTTAAGTTCAGCAACTATAGAGTTTCTGAATATGGTCGTACCTGCTTTACCAGCTACAAATTCATACCGTGCAGGACTTCCTTCAGGTAATCCTCGAACTAAATTACCACCGTACACACCTGCCATTTCAGATATATATCCTTCGTTTATGTTTTTAGCAAATGGCTCTGTTAGATTGTACTTCTTAAGACTGCTTTGCACCCAGTTCATAGGATCATTTGCTTCATCTACATAACGTATTGTTCCATCAGGTAATGTTTTGTACTTATAGCCATTCCAAGTTCCTGCTATACCTGTCTCGTATCTAGATGCAAATTCAGAATAAGTATTATTAACTTGTTTTAATTTAGATAGTACACTTTCATTTACTAATTGACCGCCATCAGGTTGAAACATACCTATTCTAAATCCGTGCTTTTCGGATTCAGCAGCTTTGTACAACATTTCTCTAGCTTGTTTAACGCCTAAAGTTTGTCTTCCTTTTGCTTTGAATTGTACTTTGCCTAATCCAGAGAGTACAAGTTGATAGTCCACAAAGTCTAAGGGAAGTTTCATAGCATCCCCTAATCCTTCAAATCCTTTCTCTGGATCTCCATTACGCAACACACTCCATATCTCAATGTTAGATGCGTTTGGATATTGATCCCTAACTAACTCAGCCATCTCTCCAATCTTAGGGTTATTTGAAAACATCTTACCTGCTGATCTTTCAAATAGCTCTCCCATTTGACTTTGTTGAAGTTTGGCTAGCTGAGTACCACCTATCCTTCTTGCTTCAGGTGAACCCTCTAGTTTCAAGGCTAAATCTGAATCGTCTACACCTTTGACTAATTGATCAAAGACGTTTGACATATCCATAGCAACGTTTTTATTTTCTTGCCTTAATATCTTGTATCCACGTGTAGCATTTGATCGTAGTCCTCGTTTTATATTGTGAAAGGAACTAGAAACTAAGTTACCATATTCTTTAGGCAACGTCTTACTTATATTATCTGCTTTTACAGAAGCATCAATAATTGCATTATTCATGTCATCTATTCTTTTGTTTGACTCTGCAATTATTTGATTTTCAGGCATACCCAAACTTCTCATCAGGGTTTCTCTAGTTGTGTCATTTGCAATAAAAAATTCATCTAGAGCATCGTAGTCTATGTCGGTGTCAAGCTTTGCTCCTGCTGTTTTCATAAGTAGTAAAGCTTCATTGTCATCTATATTTTTATTAAAGTTGTTTAGTTGTCGAGATACATCTTCTTGAGACTTCTTTAAATAAGATTCTAAACCGTCTACAAAACTTTTAACATCAGGGTCAGTATCAGGAGCAAATTTTATTTTACTTAACTCACGGACTGCATTTGTAAGCTCTGTGTTAAGTTGAATTTGTCCTGTAAGTGCAGTTTGCATTTTTACAAAATTATCACTTAGTTCAGCCACTCCTCCAACACTTAATTTTGTACCTACTTTAGCTGCTGTTTGTTTCAACAAATCGATAGTACTTATTGCGGCCAGACTGTTTGTTACTATGTCTGGGCTTGTTATGAGAGGTCTTCCGTTTTGA